TCATTTCGGAAAGCTCGCGGTGAGGGCCTAGAAGCTGGTCCGCGAGCATCGCCTAGCCCTCATACTCAAAGGCGGCGAAGTCGCATTCGCGAATCTCGCCGACCCAATCGGGCATATCGGGCAAAGTCACTTCGGGCGCTTCAACGTCTTCAGCGATGGCGTCGGCGATCAGGCGAAGGTTGTTCTTCCACTCGTCATAGGCTTGGCCTCGGTCGCCGTCCTGCCATTTCTCCGACTTCTCGTCATAGTATTCCTCGGCGGCGCTCGCGGCGTCGTCTAGGATTTCCCAAGCGCTTTTGGCGGCCTCTGAGATTTGCCGCTTGAGGTCGTCCATCTCGGCGACGAATTCATCGCGCTTGATTTCCATTTCGCCGAACAGCGATTCGATTTCGGGCGCGGCGTTTTGCAGAACGTCGATTTCGGTTTTGGAAAGCTTGAGCATCCGTTGAGTCCTTCAGGTTAAGCGGCGTCGGCGCAGTAGCGCTTGACGGTTCGCGGGGAGATTCCGAATTCGTTTGCGGTGGTGGTCGCCGAGGCCTGATGCGCCCGGCGCCACGCTACAACGGTGCTGGGATCAGCTTGGAAGGGCCGCCCGAGGCTATCCTTGCCCCGGTGGGTCTTGCCGGTCGCGGCAAGGCTCGCACGGGCTGCTACGCGCCCTGCGTTGGCCCTGGACAGGATGCGGTGTCGTTCCATGTCGGCGACTTGCGCTAGCACCGCAACGATAAGCTCGCCGACCCCGCGACCGATTAAACCGATACCCTTGATATCTATGTTGACCCCTCGGTCTAGTAGGGTTCGGACAGTCTTCTGAACGTCGATTGCGTCGCGGCCCAGCCGGTCAACAGCGGCGACAAACAAGGTGTCGCCCGCCCTGGCCTGCATCAGGAGGGATGCGAAGCCGACCCGCTGCGCCATCGGGATAACCCCGCTGACGTTCTCGTCTATGAATTCGCGGTCAAAGCCGCCGCCGAGGTCGCTACGCTGCGCCTCGATAGATTGATCTAGGGTCGATACCCGATAGTAAGCGAACCGCGCCCCACGTCCTGCGGCCGGGATCGGAGCGGGCTCGGGCGCCGCGACAGGCGCGACAGGCGCGACCTTCTTTTCAGCGTGGCGGCTCATTGGTCGTTAACCTTTTGTAGTGGGCGCAGCGTCGGGTGAACCCAGCAACAGCCGCAAACGTGAGCGTAAAGCTCGCTAGAGCCGTTCGCGGACTCGGCCGGGTCGATCCATACAAACCCGCTTGAGGCGGCCTTGTGCGGCGGTCGGCCGCCTTTGATACGGTAACCCTCGACGGTCACGTCACCGGCCTTCACGGGCGCTTGCGTCTCGGTGTGGATCAGGCGCCAACCGTCCTGTTCAATAGGGGCAATCATCAGGAGCATCCTTTTACGAGAGGGTGAGTCGGGTGACACCGCCGCCCGACCCCCTGGTTATGACACTGTGTCAGAAGGTCGTCAACTGCGACATTCTGTCAATCGCGCTCATCCTCGGGACAGCCCTCTAGGATGCGCGCCTGTTCCTCGGCGATCAGGAACATAAACACCGCCTCTGCGACCGGGTTGACCAGATCGCCCGGCACGCTGCCCGGTATCGCCAAGGCGTCTAGCGAGGGCTCGCTGATGGTGCAGAAGGCTAGACCATCCTCCAGCACCCGCAGAACCCGCACAGAATACCCCGGAACGTCTTCTACGGTGATCTTGCCGGGGCTCATTGGTCGGCCCCCTGGCTGACTCTCGGGATGGCGCTGATGAACGTGGGATTCGACATGAAGAAGAACCACGTTATCGCCCCAACCAAGGCCTCGGCGGTGTCGTCGTTCTCGACGCCGTAGCCCTCGGCGGTGATGGCGCGCGAGGTCGCCACATAGGCCGCATTGATGGCGTCGGTTATCTCGGTGAGGGTGGCGCTTGTGTCCCTGGCTTCCTCGCAGCGGACGTAGAGTCCGTGCCAGTGGCGGACGGCTAATTGGTCGATCATCGGGAGCATCCTTGTTCGGTGAACGGGGTTAGCGGGCGGGCGGGTAGGGGTAAGTTACGTCGGACTCGGCGACCAGTTCGGCGACCTCTAGCAGGTGCAGCAGGTGCGAAGCCCATTGAGCGGCGAGCGCGTCGTTGCCTGCGGCCTTGTGGGCTATCGCCTTGGCGAGCGCCCGATTGATCGCTGACCGATCCATCAGAAGCCCCCTTGCGAAGCTTGCGCCGAGGCCTTCGCGGGCTTCACGCTGAAGCCCTTGGGAAGCTCCAGATATTCGAGGATGACCGGGGCGCCCTGGTAGGAACAGAAGTCATAGTCGTCCAAGCCGCCTGCGAGGCCATTGGTCCTGAACGTGGCGTTCTGCGGCTCGGGTCCGGTGATTGGATAGAGGGTCTTGGACTCCTCATCGAAGCAGATGCCGAATTCGGGAACCTCGGTCGCCGAACGGGCATAGGCGGAAATGCACGCGGCCGCGCCGAATTTGAAGTGCATCCGACGGTTGGCCTTGCGGTCGAAATCGGACCAGCCGCCATACGGCTTGTAAGCGTAGCGGTAGAGAGCGACCGGCATGACGGCTTCGGTTCCGTCGGCGAGGCGAACGCGGGCCTTAGCGGTGAGCTTCGGCGACGTGACGTAGAAGTAAGCACCCATCTTGAGCATCCTTGAAAAGAGCGCCGCCGCAGCGGCCATAACTGTTTATGGCAGAGCTTGCCGAGGGCCACAAGCTCTAAATGCTTGTGACCCTGCGACATTCTGTCACCAACCGTATTTTTCGGCGCAGATCGGGCCGATAGCGCGGTCAATGGATTCCTTGACCGTGAGGCCACGGCCGCAGCATGAGCATTTGCCGGTGCGCTGACCGTAAGCCGTGGCGGCCGCAGCGGGGTTGGAGGCGACCGCAACGACCTCGGCGGCCGTGACCTCCTCACAGGTCCGAACCCGCAGGAACCGGCCGCCTGCGATCTTGCCGAGGTATTCACCGGACTCGGTGGCCTTGACATAGATCGCCCCGGCATTGGCGCCCGAGGTCGGCGCCGGGCTGAACTTGAACCCAGCTAGGCGCAGCTTCGGAAATTCGACGCCATGCGCCTTGGCGGTGGCAAAGGCCTGTTCGATCTTCTCGACGGTCAAGGCGGGCGCCGAGGCCTCGCGCTGGGCCTTCTCGGCGGCGAAGGCTGCGGCCCGGTCAGCGTCGGCGGCCGCCATGCGCTGCACCGCGTCAAGTTGGCGCTCGGTCAGCGAGCCATATTTCAGCAAGGCCTCAAGCATCGACTCGGCGAACCCGAACCCACGCGCCGCCGAGGCCTTGAGCCACGCGGTTTCGGTGGGGTTCGCGTCCAACCAGCTAACGGCGGTGGCGGCCTTGGCCTCGGCGGCCTTGACCCTGGCCTTGGCGGTGGAGGCGCGGGCCTTGGCCCTGGCTTCGGGCGAGGTGCGGCGGGTGAACTTGCCCGCGCCCTTGCAAGCGAAACAGCGGGTGCCGAACCGGCTTGAGCGCGTGTAGACGCCTGAGCCCCGGCACTTGCTGCACACTTCCACAAAGGTCAGCGGCGACGGCTGCGACTCGGTGAAATCGACACCGGCCGACCATTCGTCTTCAAAATCAGCGAACGACATTTTGAGCATCCTTAGAAGGGGTCGCCCCGTGGCGACAACTGAACCTCTCATCTAGCGGACAGAAGGTCAATAGCCTTTTGACATAGCCTTGCGCTTTTTCCATCCGGCCTTGGCGGCCTTGGATCGGCGCTTGTCAGCCTTCACGCTGGCGCTCAACGTCTCGCGGAAATGCGCCCAGCGCACCGCATCCCAATAGCAATCGAGGATAGGGCGGGCGGGGTTCTGTCGGCGCCGTTCGATAACGGCCGCGCGGATCGAAGCTTTCATGGTGAGCATCCTCTAGGAAGGGCAGGGAAGGGCGCCCAGCCGCCGTTGGCGACGGCCGGGCTAGTGGCCTAGCTAGGCGGCCTCGGCGACCTCATCGGGTTCGCTCTCATCGGCCGCCGCTTGGCTGGCGAGGATGAAATCGGCGGCCTTCTGGGCTTGGCTCGCGGCGGTGATAAACGCGCGCTTGTCGCCTTTCAGCACCTTGAGCCACGAGTCGATATAGCTCGCGTGATCCGGCCGGGCGAGGGCGGTGAAGCCCTGCGAGCCGCAGATAAACGCGGCGGTCAACTCGGCGACCAGTTCTTCAAAGGCATAGGCCTCGGACCCGAAGCGGCCCTTAAAGTCGCGCTTCAGCCGGGAGTCGTGGCCTGTCCAGTGACCGAGTTCATGGAACAGGGTTCCGTAAAGGCCGTCGGCCGACTTGAACGACCCACGGTCAGGCATTTGCACGCTATCGAAATGCGGGCTGTAAAAGGCGCGGGCGCCGCCATAGCTGATAACCGCGCCGGTCGCCTCGGCGAGGGCTTCAGCGGCCTCCACGCGCTCTTGTAGGGTGCGGGCCTTGGGCTCGGCGACGGTGAGGCCTTCACACTGGTCAAGGTTGAAGACGATGTATTGGCGGACCATCACGGAGTCCTTGAGCTTGCCGGGATTCGCGGGGTCGGGCTTCTTATCGAACTTCCAGAAAAACACGGCCGTACCCTTCTCGCCTTTGCGGACAGAGCCGCCCATCTCGCGGGCTTGATTGAAGGTCAGCCACACCGGCCGGGCATAGCCTTTCGACGTGCCGATGAGGTCAAGCCAGAAGGCGTTGGCGCCCCGGTAAGGGCGGCCCTTGACGTTGTGCGGCATGGTGGCGGACCCAACGGCCGCCGCGCCCTCGCGCCACGGCTTGACCCACGGCATAACGCCGTTATCAAGCTGGGCGGTGATCAGGTCGGTGATTTCTTGGAACAAATCGCGGGACATTTTGAGCATCCTATTAGAAGGCGACTAGGCTCCGGGGTCCGCCCGGCCGGTCAACAAGTGCAATCTAACTTGTGGCATATGAGGGAGTCAACCCGTCATGGTGCGACATTCTGTCAGCGTCGCAGCGCATAGGCGACCACGACGACTGAGGCGAGAAGCCCAATCTCAAGGGCTAGGGTCAGCCCATAGAGGGCTAGGCACAGGGGCATAGGCGCCCCTAGCTCTAGACCGTGGAGGGCGCAGGCGAGCGGGAAGGCGGTAAGCGCGTTCACTAGCTGAACGCCGTCACGATGGCGTCTTCACAGTGCGGCGAAAGCCATTTGAACAGCAACCGTCGGCCGTCGGCGTGGCAGAGGATAACGCTGTAATCCGGTTCACCAGAATAGCCGAAAGAGCTTGAGAAGGCGAAGCCCAAGGCGCGGGCTTCAGCGCAGGTTTTGGGAAGCTCGGACATGTTCAGGCCTCGGCTTTGCGGAAGGTGAAGCGATAGGCGCCATAGGCGTTGTCGCGGCGGTCAACGGAGCGACGGGCGCCGTTCAGGGTGGCGGCTTTGCCGACAACGGCGCCGGTGTGGCGGTCAATGATTTGATACACGGCTAGAGGCCTCTCAGAAGGGCGATGGCGGCCGGGATGACCGCAGCTAGGGCAAGGGCGCCGCACGCGCCGGAAACCAGCGCGTGCGACAGGGTGACGACCTCGGCGGCCATCAGTCAGGCGAGCCGCAGAGGGTCAGGAAAGCGCTGATATCCATCGTTTGAGCGTGACGCTGCGCCTCGCGCAGGCACAGCCCGCGCCAAGCCATAAAGGCGGCCCGGTCAACGGCCTTGCCGCTAAGGGCGGTCGCAGGGCGGGCGGTGCGAAGGAATTCGGCGGCGGCTTCGATATCGCGGCGGTTCATGGTGAGCATCCTGTGAGGGTCAGGGAAGGGGAGAGGGTGGCCCGACCGAAGCCGGGCCAGTTGGGGTCAGGCCTTGCCTTCGGAAGCGTACCCGACGGCCCAGCAGTGGTTATAGAGGTGGTCGCCTTGGGCGCGGCCGTCGGCGACAAGCGCGATGACTTCAGCCTCATGCATCCGTTCGGTCTTCACCGTGGCGTGGGGGAAGCGCGCGGCCCACTCGGCGAGTTGGCGGTTCATGCTGGCGACCAGCAAGGGGTGGTCCGAATAGGAGTTGATGACCGCCTTGGCGCCGTTGAATTCGATGGTGTTTGCATTGAGCATTGAGAGCATCCGTTCTGTGTGTGTGATCTAGTGTCACTACCTCTAAGGGGTTGTGGCATGGCTGTAAAGCCCCTTGTCGCAGGGGTGTGCGCGATTGTCGCACCTGCCCTCGGCGGCCCTGTGGCGACGTGGGGGCTCGCGGTGTCGGATGGGTCGCGGCGGTCGCTGGGATGCGTCGGGAGCGCTCTAGAGCCGCAGGAGGTCGTCGGGTGCGCCCCTGTGGCCCTAAGATCAAAGAGCGGCGGCCGGTGCGGCCCTGGCGCGGCGGCCGGGCTGGGCTGTGGCTGGGCCATGCCACAACTTAGGCCTAGCTGCACCGGGTCAGAACCTAGGCTGTGCGGCCCTTGCTGCACCCATTGTGGCCCGCTCTCCCCTTGCCCCGCCTTCTGTCACTGCGAGGCGCAGGGCGCGAGCCCTCGACGGTGGCACTGCATTTGGTATAGAACTAGGCCCTGAACGACGTTCGGAAACCGGTGGAACCCCGAAAACGGTTCGGCATACCCCCGGTATGCGGTTTCGGCCGGAGTCCCGCCGCCCGCCGTCGCCGTCAAAGGAGGTCACATTCGTTGGAACGTCGAACGCCGCAGAATTCTACAAACGCCCGGCCTATTAAGACGGCCAAGCTTCCCAACGCGCCGCCCCGGTCGCTGAAGCCGCTGAAGGCGCTCGACCGGGCAATCTATATGGCGGCGCTGGCGATGCGCTGGCGCGTCGTCGCCGAGAACGCGCCGACCGGAAGCCGCATCAACCTAAAGGCGTGGGACGAATGCACGCAAGCCAGCCAGCGCGCCTTCAACAACTTTGAAATCGTGCGGATTGCCCTCGGTTACGATCCTGATGCCGACGAACCCCAACCCCGTCGGCATTGGGACGCGGGCGCATAAGGCGTCCGCAGCGCCCCGGCGTGTGTCGTCCGTCCTAATGCGCCGGGGCGTCCTCATTCAGTGAAGGAAAGTGCGACATGCCCGCCGAACCGAAGCCCTACAAGCCTAGCCTCGCGTTCCTGCGGCTGCACACCCACGACGGCGTGCCGGTGTTTATCAAGCGCGCCTTGCTGGCGGTTATCGAGCCCGGCCCTGAAGGCGGAAGCCTGATCTGGACCGGCGCGCATCTTCAGCCGCACGTCGTTCAGGAAAGCACGGCCGAAGTGTGGATGGCGGAAGTCGAGTGGCTGGATGAATCGGAACACGACTAGATCCGACTAAGACCGCCTGGTTCCCGACGTTTCCCGACTGCCGGCCCTTGAGCTGGAATCAAAATCACGAATGGTTTCAGTGACTTGACTTTTCCTATCCAACGGGTCTACCGCATCGCAGGCGGCAAGTCGAAAGGGCCGGAACCCCCGGTCCTTTTGCGCTAGCCGGATTCGATGCGGTAGCGCGCCGAATGAAGGGGGCCGAATGCTCACCCTTTTACAGTTGATCGTGGTTCTCATCGTCGTCGGCTTGGTTTGGTGGTTGGTGACCAGTTACCTGCCGATCCCACAGCCGATTAAGACGATTATCAGCGTCCTGGCGGTGCTGATCCTGATTATCCTCCTGCTCTCGTGGGTAGGCCTGTTGGGGCCGCTGCACTGACCGCCGCTTGACGGCCCGATCCAACGTGCTTTTGGTCCGCTGCGCCCCAACCCGGCGAGGCGCGCGTGATGCGACCGAAAACGAGCCCACCATCTCCAGCCCCGGACGTTTCACGCGCGCCTGTTCTCTCGGCTGTCCAACTTGAACAGGTCGCAGCGCTCGGAATAGGCCTCCATGAGGCCCGGCGCATGTCGGTCGGCGAGGTCGCCGGGCTCGGGTCCGAGGCGCTAGAAGCTTATGTTTATGGCGAACGACGGCGGTTTGACTCGCACGGACGACGCTGGGAATTCGTTCGGGAGGCCCGCGCCGATAACCAGTTCTGGCTGACAATTACCGTGTCAATTGAAGGGTTTATCCTAGACACGGCCGGAATGACGCTGGATCGGATCGCAGGCAAGATCGGCGAAGAAGCGTTGGTCGCGCTGGTTGAGCGCATGTCGGAAACCGTGACCACGGTTCACAACGCGGCGGTTGCACAGCAGCGGGCGTTACAGGCCGAGGCCTGAACCGTGAACAAGGCCGAGGCCTATATCAAGGGAGTCGCTATCGCCGACTTGCTGTTGGCGCGTGGCTTTCCGGTGATTCAGGTTGAGGCGCCCTTCGGCGATGAACTTGTGTTCCGCTTTGGCGGGCCACGAGCCCAGCAGATTCACGCCAACGCCGGGGAGGCGACTTACGAAAGCGTGCGTGACGCTTACGAGCGAGGCCCGCCATGAAGCCGCCTGTCAAACTACGCCCGAAGCTGGAGCCCGATGCCGACAACGTTAGAGGCGCGAAAGCCCGCGACTTCGATGCTGACGACCCGAAGAAGGGCTTGTTGTCGAACCTCAAGCTATCGCTGCCGGTCGGCCGCAAGAGTCGGATTCTATGACCCCCGAGGAACATCGGCTTGTGCAGAAAGCCCACGCTATCGCCCGCGAGTTGAAGATTCGCGGCCTGCCGGTGATCGCCTCAACGGTCATGGACGGCGGCGGCAAGATCGCCGTGGCGTTCCAGCTTGAGAACGCGAACTACGCGGTGCGCTGCCCGGCCGCCGAGGCCAATGCCGATTGGTTTGAACGCATGTTCCGGGTGGTCGCATGAACCGGAGAGACGAACCGCCGCCGTTGCTGGCTTACATCGCCCTGGCGCGCAGCACGGACCCCCGCACGTCGCACGCGGCCGCTGAATCTCTGAGCGGCGAAACCCTGGCGCGGCTTGAACAGCTTGTTTGCGACATTCTCGCCGCGCACCCCGAAGGCCTGACCACGAGCGAGGTCGCCCGGCTGTGCAGCCTTGGGCGCGACAGTATTTCACCGCGCATGAAGCGGCTGGAGAAGGTCAAGCGCGTCGTCAGGACCGGCGAAACCCGCATCCCGGCCGGGAAACGCAAGCCCGCGCAGATTTGGTGGTTGGTCGCATGAGCGATGCCGGGCTCTTGGCTGCGCCGCCGACGCCCGGCTTGCTGTCTGGGCTGACGCCCAAATATGACACGATTTTATCGCCGGACGATTACAAGCGCTATCAGACGTGGCGTGCGGGCCTGCCGCCCGATTTGCAGAACACCCACAATTACGACCTGACCGGCGCGTTCGCCGAGGGCGATCAGCCGACCGGCAACGCCCATCTCACCGACAAGCATAAGAAGCCGAACCATCCGACCTATTCGACCGGAAGCGAGATTCGCCCGGCCGGGTCGCAGCCCGGCGAGTGGATCGGCGAGGATTCCGACCCCTACTACACGTTCAAGGCCGGGCCATCGAACCTGCGCTATCAGAGCCCCGACGACCTCTTGAACTATTTCCAGACCGTCGAAGCCAACAAGCGCGTTGACGATAAGACCGGCCGTATCAGTTACGGCGTTCCGAACCGGGTTGTGCTGCCGAAAGGGACACAATGAGCGAACCGGTCGGCTCTGATCCGCGTGGCCCGCAGTTCGACGCCCAGCGCACCCCGGCTGAGGGCGGCGGGATTTCCGGCGAGCGGGAGTCGCAGTTGCTCAACATGTTCGACCGCTGGGATGCGCTGTTACAGGGCAAGTGGTCAATGTGGGTTGAGGAAGCCAAGCAGGCGTTCGACTTCGCCTCGGGTCACCAGTGGTCGCCCGCCGACCGGGCGGCGATGGAGGAAAACCAGAAAATCCCGGTGGTGTTCAACATCACGGGGCCGACCCTCGACGCGGTGAACGGCGCGGAAATCCAGAATCGCAAGCAAGTGCAGTATTTCGCGAGGGAGCCCGGCGATCAGGGTATTTCCGATGTACTGACGCAGGGCGCGCAGTTTATTAACGACGAGTGTAATGGGACTTTTGAGGACAGTGAAGCCTTCTACGATTGCTTGGTGTGCGGCGTCGGTTGGACGGTCACGGGCCCGGAGTTGGACGGCGACGATCTGAAAATCCGCAAAGAGCGGGTCGATCCGATTGAGATGAAGGCCGACGTTTCCAGCCGGAAGCCGAATTTCGAGGACGCCCGTTACATCAAACGCGAATGGCCGATGAGCCGCGACGAATTCGAGGATTACGCGGCCGATATCGGCAAGCCGGACGCCACGCCCGACGGCCGCGCCGGGACCGACGACGGCAAGCGGCTAACCATCGTCAACCCGCAACAGCGCTACACCCACGGGATGCTTGGGTCGTCGGCCGGGGCCGATGAGGTCGTGGTTTGCGAGTGGCAGTGGTTTGAAAAAGAACCGGTGTTCCTGGCGCCGCTGCCGTCGCCGCAGGATGCCAATGTCGTCAAGGTCGGCAAGCTCGGGCCGGATGAATTCGCACAGGCCTTACAGGCGCAACCGGACCTGCCGCACACCCGCTCGACGCAGAAGGTCTATTACCGGGCGATTGTCGCCGACGGCGAAATCCTGTTTGAAGAAAAGATGCCCGAGGGTGACTTCCGGTATAAGGCGATAACCGGCAAGCGCGACCGCAACCAAGGCACTTGGTTCGGGCTGGTGCGGGCGATGCTTGATCCGCAGAAGTTCACGAACAAACTTTACAGCGAAATCCTTCATATCGTCAGGACGAATGCCAACGGCGGTCTTCTGATGGAAGAAGACGCGGTTGCGGATATTCGGAAGTTTGAAGCAACGTGGGCGGCCGCGGATAAGATTACTTGGGTTAAGCCTGGCAGTCTGTCCAACGCCCAAGGCCCGAAGGTCAGCCCGAAAACCCCGCCGCCGATCAACCCGTCGCTGTTTCAGTTGATGGAATTCGCCCGCGACATGGTGCGGACTTGTACCGGGGTCAACGAGGAAATCTTAGGCTTGGTCGGCCGCGAGCAAGCGGGCGTCTTGGAACAGCAGCGCAAACAGGCGGCCTACGGGATTCTCTCGGCGTTCTTTGATAGCAAGCGCCGCTATCAGCAGGATCAAGGCCGCCTCTTGCTGGCGCAAATCCGGCTGTTCCTGCCCGACGACAAGTTGGTGCGGATTGTCGAGAAGGGCGCGGCGCAATACGTCCAACTCGCCAAGACCCTCGACGCGCAAACCTATGACGTGGTGGTCGATGAAGCCCCGACCGGGCCGAACCAGAAATCACAGGTCACCAAGATCATCTGGCCGCTCCTGCCCGACATGTTCCAGAACAAGATCATCGGCGCCGAGGAAATCGCCGACATGCTGCCTTACCTCGATATCCCGGCCTCGGTCGCCGACAAGCTCGGGCAGGCTATCCGGGCGCGGGCGCAGCAAGCGCAACAGCCCGATCCGCAGGCGCAGGCGCAACACGAGATGGAGAAGATCGACTTTGCCTCCGACCTGAAGAACCGCGCCGCCGACACCGATTTCAAGACCGCCTCGGCCGAGGAAAAGCGCGCCAAGGCGGCGAGCGAGGGAATCCGCGCGCAAGGCGACGTGGCCGCCAAGGTCATTCGGGCCGCAACCCCGCCGATGGCGACACCGGGGGCGGCGGCCGGGTCGGGAGGGCCGTTCCGCGATGAGTGAGGCGGTGTTGATCCTTCAGCGGGCGCGCGGCGCTTACGCCAGCGAAATCCGCATCTGCGACCGCAAGCTTGAGAAGGTCGAAAAGGGCTCTGACCAAGGCCTCGCGCTCGATCAACGCCGCCTGACGTTGGAACATCAGCTTGCTGATATCGACACCGCGCTTGGCGTGTTGAACGCCGCAGGCTTGGACGTGACCCATGAGCAACCCGACCCCGACCGACCCGCGCCAACTGGCTTACGAGAGCCAACGGATAGCTTGGCGCCGCGACCATCCCCTGAAGCCAGCGACACCGTTTCGTGAACCCGAGAAACCGTCATGAGTGAACCGCTACAAGCCCCATCAGAGTCCGCGCCTGAGTTTGAAGACGCTAACGAGCAACCGACCCCAGCGACCGAAGAACCGGAATCCGAAGAAAGCGAGGACGACGGCGAAGAACCGGAGCGGCGGCCAGCGGCGACCGATTGGGAGAAGCAGGCGCATGACAAGGCCGGGCTCGCGGCTAAGGAACGTTCACGCCGCCGTTCGGTGGAACGTCAGAACGCCGAACTTATCAGCCGGATTGAGGCCCTAGAGGTACGCGGGCAACCGACCGGCGACGACCTCAACAGCTTGGTTGCGTCGCTGCGCGACGATGATGACGAGCCGATCACAGATATCAACCAAATCAAGCGTGTCTTGAAGACCTTCATTGCCCGGCAGGACGCCGAGGCCAAGGCCGAGACGGAGCGGCAAACCTACGCCAAGCAAACCCGCAACATCACGGACGGCATGTCGGCGTTTGAACAGGATTTCGCCGACGAACACCCGGACTACTATAAGGCCGCCGCCTTCTATCGGAGCGAGCGCACCGCCGAGTTGGAAGACCTCGGCTATGTCGGCGCACGGCTGACCCAAAAGCTCGCGGAAGACCTGTTCGGCCTCACCCTCGACGTGATGCGCGGCGGCCGCGACCCGGCCGAGGTGGTCTACGGGTTGGCGAAGAAGCGTGGCTTTGCGTCGGGCCGGGACGCGGCCAACGCCAAGCTGCAAAAGCTTCAGCAAGCCGGGTCAAGCGCCAGCACGCCACGCGGCCGGGGCGTCGATAACGGCTTGTCGTGGACCGAGGTTGCCAAACTCAAGGGCGAGGCCCGCGACAAGGCGTTTGCGAAGCTGCGCGCTCGCGAGCTTGGCAAAACCTGAAAACCGCCATATCTCGGATTCGCACGGGGTTAGATTTGAGCATCCGGCCTCGTGCGGCCTGTCGGCCGGGGCATTCATGCTCCGGTCGGCAGCAGCCGCGACGATATGAATCCGACTAACCGACATGCCGGAAAACGGAATGCCCTGCGGGGCGTGTAGGCTGTTTGGCGATATCATCCCGACCAACGGGCCGCGACTAGTCGCCTACTGTTGGGCGCATTGCGTGTGGCGCTCATCTGACGAGGTTGTTCGCGGGTGTCGCTTCGCTGACCCTCTTGACGCGCCGATCCAACGTTCTCAAGGCGCCGAATAGCGGTCGCGCTGAACCGCCCTTTAATCAGCCACGCTTGACCCACGGTACGGGTCCGCCTGTTCACAGGCCTCGGCTAGCTCCACGGCACGGAGCGGAACCCAAATTCAGGGAAAACCGCTGTGGCCGAAACTATTTATGGCGTCAACGCGCCCGAGGCAAAGAAGCTCTGGAGTTCTCAACTCGCTCGTGAAGCTCTCAAGGCAACTTGGGTGCAACGCTTTATTGGCGATAGCTCCGACGACGTGTTGCAAACCTACACGGACACCAAGAAGGACGCAGGCGACCGGGTGCGGATTACGCTGCGTATGCAGCTTTCCGGTGACGGCGTGCTTGGTGACGGGACGCTAGAAGGCAATGAGGAATCTCTCGCGACCTACACAGATGATTTGTTTATAGATCAGCTTCGCCATGCGGTGAAGTCAGCAGGCAAGATGACGGAACAAAGAATTCCGTGGTCGATTAGAGAAGAAGCGATGCTCGGACTCAAAGATTGGGTCGCGGGCCGAATAGATACTGCCTTCTTTAACCAATTTTGTGGCTACACGGTCGCGAATGACCCGCGCTATACCGGGCTCAACGCCGTGATTGCCCCGGATGCGGCGCACATTTACCGCAACGCCTCCAAGACGACGGATGAGAGCTTGGCGGCCGGTGACGAAATGTCCCTGGTCCTGATCGACCAAATGGTCGCCAAGGCGAAACTGATGACCCCTGTGATTAGACCTATCAAGGTCAACGGGGATGACCGGTACGTCATGTGTATTCACACAAATCAGGTCACGCAACTCAGGTCTTCGGCGGGTTCCGGTAGCTGGATAGACATTCAGAAAGCCGCCATGACCGGCGACGGGTCTAAACAGAACCCCATCATGACCGGCGCGCTCGGCATGTATAACGGGGTTGTGCTTCACGAAAGCACCCGCGTTACGCCGGGGGTCAACTCCACAACTGGCGCGACCGTTGCAACCGCCCGTCGCGCAGTCTTGATGGGCGCCCAATCAGGTTTCATTGCCTTTGGCAAAGGTCAGAGCTTCACAAATCTGGATTGGAACGAAGAATTATTCGATTATGG